TCTTGGCATATTGTTAATAATGTCATGAGCCAACTACCTGTAATGGTTTAATATCATGTTTTTCCATAAGAAATTCTTTAGCATCTTTTCTATAATCTAATGTGCCTTTGCCTAAACCATGACACGCACCATCTGATAAATTAGATAATTGCTCTACAGAAGTAATACCTTCTAATTTTAATGCTTCTATTTTTCTTGGGTTCATAGTTTTTAATACATTTAAATCTGTTTCTTTTTTTTGTATTATTTTTGAGTCTTTAAAATATGATGCCCATTCTTTAGGAAAATCAGCTTTTAATTGTTCGGCATGTTTTTTTGCATCATATACAATAGAGTTAGGATCACCAATTATCTTTAATTCTGCAAAATCTACATCATTTTCATCTTTAAAAAATGTTAATCTTAAATTAGAAGTATCTGACATTCTGTTCTCCTTTTATTTATAGAGGGCAGTCTAAACCACCCTCTATATATTTTAATGCTACAATGGAAATTGACACATTACTATTTTTGCACTTGCGTCTATAGCAGTTGCACAAACAGCATCAGTAACAGCACCAGAAACATCAAGTGTTGAGTCCCCTGCACCTACTAATGTTAATGCATTACCATCAGCACCTGCTGTTAAAGCAGTTGTTAATGTTGCTGGACCAGTTACCTGTATCCAACAATATTCGGTAGTGGCTGGTGCTGATTGAAGTACACCAGCTCCTGCTTTTGCAGTATCGCTAACATCAGCAGTAACAATATCTACTTGTCCTGCTGAAGCTCCACTAGCAGCGTAGTATCCTACTACATTGCCAGAAACTGCGGTTACTGTTCCTGCGCCCACTACATATTGGACGTATTTATAGAGCTTACCATCAGAAGTTTGACCTACTTGACCTAATTGAAAGTCTAAGGTTGCACTTGTTGCGGTAATATCTATTCCTATAATATAAGACATAGTATTTTAATCCTCTCTATACGTGAAGAACGCATTGTCTTGCTCGGTTTGAAACAGTCATATTACCTGCCCAAACTACTGGCAACACCATAGCGTCTTGGTTAACAGAAGCCTTTTCCCCTAAAGGAGTAAATTCTCTACCTTTAGCTGGACGAAGGAATAAATAGTCCGTATTCAACATATACATATGTGCAGAAGGACATTGATCATCATAGTATACTGGTGCGTTCATAAACATTAAATTCATAAACCCAGCACTTGCTTTATCATCACTTGTAAACCTTTGATTGGTTTGTAGTGAAGCCCAATAAAATTGGAAATAAGTACTGTCAGCAACTACGCAGTCAGGTTTGTCTGCACCTCTGATAGTTAAAAGCCATGCACTATTCATAGCTGATTGTATAGTAGTAGCACTAGCAACACCACCAGTAGCAGAAACGGAAAAATCATAAACTTGATTTTGCCAAAACGAATAAGTGCTCGCTGATATGCCTCCGACTGTATTAGTGTTAGTATCTGCTACTAAAAGTTGTAGACCACCTAAGTCTTTTCCACTAGACAATGTACCTGTTGCGTAAAGTGAAGTTGCCATAGTGTTTTTAAGTGTTTTTTCAAGATTTTTAACTCTTGATTTAAGTAAGTTAAACACTTGTTCTTTACCAGAATTTTCTACTTGTTCTAGTCCAGAAATAACTACATTACCTGCAAGCTGTTTATAATTAAATTCTGCTGCTGTAAATACGTTACTTGTTGAAGTGTCTAATACTTCATAGCCACTGTACCATTTGGCTGTTCCATTAGTTGCATATTCTAGTTCTTGCACTATTGTACGACCACCTGCTACGATCTTATTGCCTTTTTCGTTAATTGCACGAAGTAAAGCATTGTTGTTTGTTATGTTATCCGCCATTGTCCTGCTGTAATTAGCAAGAGTGGTAGTAACAATTTCCGTAAATGTACTATTTGGAGATGCCATTATCTGCTCCCTAATTAATTTTTATGCCCTGCACATTACCTTCCATATCCTGCTCCCTCAATACTTGTCATTAACAAGCTATCCAAATCAGTTGCTTTTACAGAACCTTTTGGCGGATTAGCTGAACTAGAAGGTTTTACTTTTCTAGCTTTATCTACTGCCGCTTTTCGTTTGTTATCTTCTTGTTTTTTAACTGATAAACGAGATGCTTTTATCGCTTCTTCATATAGATCATCATCTAATCTAATGGCTTTCGTATAAGCGTCATCAAGTCCTTTTGCTTCTCCAGCGTCTATTAAATTCCCCATTTTAACTCTTACTTTATCAAAATGTGGGTGCGTTAATTTGCCTTCAGCATCAGTTTTTGCAGAAAATTGCTCTACTGTTTGTTCTGTTTGGGCTACTGTTGATTGCATATTTTGTTGTTTAAATTGATTGAGTTCCGACATAATATGTTGGTTTTGTTGCAATAATTGGGCGTATTGTGGGTCTGGATCATTCCAAGACTCACTCTCATTTTCTAAGGACGATAGATCTATTCCGTAACCTTGTGCAAGTTGTCGAAGTGCCATTTTTGGATTAGTTCTCAAGGCATTGTCTGCGTTCAATAAACGAGATATATATTCTGGTTCACTTATCCCTGTTGCATGAATTGTTTGACGTGCTGGTTGTAGAACTTTGTCTAATGCTTCAATATTTTTGCGTTGTTCCGCTAAATCTTGTGTCTTTTTGGTGTAATCAGATGTCATTTCTTTATCACGTTTAATCATAAATTCTTGTGATTCCTGTGGTAAAGTTGCAAACGTCTTTTTTACATCATCTGACCAATTTTTAGGAGCTGCTAGTTTGGATTCCGTAGAATTTTCAGCGGCTTCTGTATTGTCAGGGTTTTCTTCTGAACTGTCAGTTTCTGATTGATCATCATCATGTTCAGCAGCTAACTGATCCAAGTTTTCAGAGTCATCAACATCTTTTTCAGTAGAAGTTGCTTTTTGTGCTGGTACTGTTAAATCTTCTTTAGAATCTTGTTGTGTTTCCTCAACTGGAGATTCCTTTGATTCTTCAGGTTCGTTTAGAGCTTCACCGATTGAACTTTCCAATACAGCATCTAAACTCATAGGCTCATCTGCTGATTCCTGTATTTTAGGAGTGCTTTCTTCTGCCATTTTAGTTCCTTTCCGAACTTATTGTTGCCAATTAGCAGGTTTTGCACTACTTGTGCGTTCACAACCTGTCCAATCGTTACCAATTTGACGGATTCCATGCCGTCTTTCGTGATCTCTTAATCCAGATCGACTACCTATAACAGATTTGTCTACTGGGCTCACAAATTCTTCTATATCAGCCATTACTTGCAAAGATTTACTACGTCTTTTACTTTTTTTCAATACGTAATCTTTACCTTTTGACCAATCTATCGTGTCATAATTGTTATTATAGCTCATTCCATTACCTTTTCTGCTAGTTTTATGTCTGAATTTAACAATGCTAAATCTTCTTTTAAAGCATTTCTTTCTCTTGAAAGCTCTGCTTCAGACTGTATTTTAGTCATTTCTGCACCTGTTTTAGCTTGTATATCTGCTAATTTGCCTTCTTGTTTCATTTTCTCACGCATTAACTCCCCTTGTATCTTAGCTTGTGTTATTTTTTCATTTTCACTAGGTTGTGGTGGTGCTTGCATTTGCTGTTGTGTTTGTTGCGTAATTTGTTGTTCTGTTTGATCGATAATTTCTTCAAAATCTCTACCGACTTTCCATGCCCCTACTAAAAATCGTAAAGATTGGAAAGCAATAGGTGTTAATAATGGATTAGCATTAGATATAGCAATAGCTTTTTCTAAAAATGAACCCATAGTTTGTAAAAACTCTATTCTTGTTTGTTTTTCTGCGTTTTCATCAGCAAATATTGTAGAATCTGTTTCAACATCTATGTTATACGCCCTTAATTTATCATCACGCATAATTTGCACCATTTCAGGTGTTACTTCTATACCAGTAATTGCTTGCAGTATCTCTGGTTCGTAATGTTCTGCTACTATTTCTGCTTTAATTCTAAATAAATCCCTGATATAGCGTTCTATTTCTTCTTGTCTTTTACGCATACGCATACTACCAAATTGTGCTTTTAATTGTTGGGCAGTAGCTGTTTCACTAGCTTTTGTATTCCCTCTTAATAGATCCGATATACCAGTTACTTCGTATATAATCTCTAATATTTGCTTTCTTTGTGTGTATAATCCTTGTAATACAGTCCCTATAGGAGTGATATCTTCTTGTTGGAATACACCAGCTAGACCGCCTTTTTGTGCTAATAATGAGAAATTTTCAGATGGTATAAAGTCATTATCACCAGCGTTAGCTAAGTGTGATAATTCTGGCACACTTGCGTCATATACGCCACGCCTTTTTAATCCTTCTATTAAATTACTAATTCTAGTTGTAATTCTATCTAATTCTTCTGCTTGGTCTTGATACAAGGTAAATTCAGGAATAGGAACACTTGTATCATTTGTTTTTACAGCTATCATTGGGGTAGGAGTAGGATAAAAATCTTTTAATTCATAAGGATCATCACACTCTCTTATTACTTTATCATACCCTTTAGCTATGTAATATCTTTTATATTTTACTCTATCCCAAATTTCCCAGATTTCTGCCCTTCTAAATACTTCTTCGGCTTCATAGTCTTTTTCTTCGGAATCAGGCGACCAATTTAAAGGGATATCACTAACATGAGAAAATCCTTTGTCTTTTAATTCATCTCTTGTCCATAAATGCCTTCTTGCTTTCCAACTAACATCTTCTGGTCTTTTTGATGGGTTCTCTCTGTAATCTTCCCAATGGACATACTCAAAGTAACATTTTTGTTCAGCAACTCTTTCTTCTTCTACTTCTATGATAATAGTTTCACCAAATTCGTTGATTTGCTCCATTTCTACAGTTTCTTTAACAAATACAGGATCATACACTACCCATACAACGCCACGACCTGGTAATAAATAATCTTCTAATGCTGCTTCTATGGGTTTATTAGCGTTATAAACATCATTAGCATATTCAAGAGTTCTTTCTAAAACTCTCGCAATATCTTTCGTTACTGGGTTATTATCAGGAAAACGCCTTCTAACGTCTGGTTTTGCCATTTTAGCAAACAACGCACCCTTTAAGGTTTCTGTATTTGCCCATAATATATTGAATTTCTTTTCTGCACCTATGCCATATGTGTCTATATTGCGTTCATCTCTGTAGCGTTCTATAACTTTTCTTGCTCTCCTACGCCATTCTTCTTCTGTTTTATCAGCGTTCTCTAGTTCTATATGCCAGTATTGGGCTGTGCCTTGTTGTAATTCTAGTGCTGATCTGGTATCTTCGCTTGCCATATATATTTTTTCCTAGCTACTTTATTTTTTTCTTTTTTTATTCTTTTAATTGACATTTCATAAAAAGTGTAATCCATTTTTTTAAAATTACCATTATATTTTTCTACTTTATGCATTAAATTCTAGGTTGCTTTCTATTTTTTTCTGATTTTAAATGCAAATCTATAAGTTCGTCAAGTGTTGGTTGTTTAAATAATTCTTCTAGTGGGTCTTTTTCTTTTACTTTTGGTTTTATATTTTTATATGCCATAGCAAGATATCGGAAGGAATCGCTTGCATGTGATGCCCAATTATGAAGGGGATTTCTTTTAAACACACGTTTAATATCGTCCCATTCTCTTTGGTAATTTCTTAAAGCATTGAGCCCATTCTCACATTTTTCTTCATCAAAATAACAATGTTCTAATAATAATCGTGCTGCATTGATACCATCATCTACTTTGTGCATAGGAACTATTCTCGGTTTTCTTCCCATATTAATTAATGTTTCAGCTCTTGTCCTGCCAGTACCTAATTCTCGCACTTTAGCATCATGGGGTAAATAATCATCTCCCCAATAGGTATACGGCAATTCTTCCATCATCTTAACATAATGATCTAAGCCTACACCACCACTTTCATAGTAATTTATAATACGGATTTCTCCCATAGTAACTTGAAAGAACCATAAGGCACAACTATCGGATATACCTAAATCCCATGCCACATGCACAGGCAAAGTTTCATCATAATCTACTTTTGTTATTCTACCATCTTGTTCGGCTTCTATAACCATATTACCATAATACGATCCTTTAATCGCTGCCGACCACGAACACTCAAACTCTTGCATATACTCATCTTCGCCCATTTGTTGCTTTGCTGCTGCTAATTCTTTTTGTTCTACAACTTTTGTATCAGAAGCTCGATAGATCACTCTATGCCAATCAGGATCATGTTTCGCATCTTCATACAATCTCCAGAACTGATTTCTTCCTTTCGGTGTTCCAATAAATATTGCCCACCCTTTCCTATCCACTAATGATGGTCTTATGATTTCTCCCCACATTCTAGGGGACATATCCGCATATTCATCAAGAACAACACCATCAAGATAAATCCCACGCAGAGCATCTGGATCATCTCCAGCTCCATACAAGCGAATACGACTGCCATTCAATAAATCGACTCTCAATTCGGATTGGTTAACCTTCGTGCCAGGAATCTCCCTTGTATAATACAATAAATAATCCCAAGCCACCGCTTTCGCTTGTCGGTAGTAGGGAGCAATATACGCATATCGTCCATCACTCCGTTCTGTTTTTAATTCTAATGCCCTACGCAATAACTCGGTAACAGCATAGACAGACTTACCCCACCGCCTATGACTCACACAAATCTTAAATCTTTTATTATTCTGATGTAAACTCGCCTGCGAGGGTCTTGGCGGTGGGGGAAGTCTGTGTATGCTGTTACCGAGTTATTGCGTAGGGCATTAGAATTAAAAACAGAACGAAGTGATGGACGATATGCGTATATTGCTCCCTACTATCGACAAGCGAAAGCGGTGGCT